ATTCGCCGGTCTTATTCAGAACGATGGACCTCAATGAAGAGGGCACGGCGTTCGATTTTGACGAGTTCGATGAGATCCCGACTGAGCCCTTCGAGGTGGCAGCCTGTGGGTTCGGGTGCGTCCTGATGCGGACAGAGATATTCGTGTCTGTGTTCAGCAAATATGAGCAGATGTTCACGCCAATATTGACGTGCGGTGAGGACATCGCGTTCTGCTGGAGGGCGAGGCAGTGCGGGTACAAGTTACTCGCGGACCCGTCAATCAGACTCGGACACGTCGGATACACGGTCATTATGAAGGAATTTTTCGATAACTATCAGTTAACTCTAAAAGCAGAAGCAGAGCGGGGCGAATAACCCCGCTCTTGTTGTGAGGTAAAAGCATGATAACTGTTGATTCAATTCTTCAGCTGGTGAAGCAGTCAATAAGGGTGACAACGACCAGTTTCGACGAGACACAGATTTCGCATCTAATTAATGCTGCGCAGCTGGATCTCGGGATTGCCGGCGTGGAGATCCCCGAGGAATATGATGACCTTGTCGCTCAGGCAATCGTTACATATTGCACCATGAATTTCGGCATAGTGGACGAGTACGACCGACTCAAGAGGTCATATGATGAGCAGAAAGCGCAGCTGATAACAGCGACAGGTTATACGGACTGGGGTGATGCGTAATGTATGACAGTGTAGCTACATTGAAAGCATACGGAGAGAGTTCGTTCGACGGTGAGGGCAACGAGGTTTTGAACGTTACCGAGCGAGTCGTGTTCGTTCAGCCTAGAGGCGTGTATAGCTCGGAGTTCTACAATGCGGCCCAGCTTGGGCTAAAGCCGTCCCTGACGCTTGTTATGACTAACAGGGCAGATTATGACGGCGAGAAGGTGGTCGAGTTTGAGGGCAAGGATTATGACGTAATTCGAGTGGACTGGACTGCTCAACGTGACAGCATCAGCCTTATCTGTGAGGAGCGTGTTCATAATGGCTAAAACGAAATCAGTCGAAATCCAAATGAAGCAGATTCTCGACGAGTTTTCGACAGAGGTCAATGACGTTCTGCACGATTCAGCAAAGTCCACAGCTGATGAGGCCGTCGACAAACTGAAAAACACTTCGCCCAAAAAGACGGGCAGCTATGCGGAAGGGTGGACCGTAACCGAAGAGGGAAAAGACAACTTTGTTGTTCATAATGCGACAGATTACCAACTGACGCACTTACTCGAGAACGGTCACGTTATTCGCAATAAAAAAGGCACCTACGGACGCGCACCGGCACACAAACACATCAAGCCGGTCGAGGCGTGGGCAAATAGAGAATTTCAGCGCAAAATTGAGGAGGGCTTGAAATGACAATTTATCAAATATTGCAATCGACAGGCCTTCCGTGTGCGTACAGTCATTTCAAGAAGGCTCAGAGTCCACCGTATATCGTGTATATCGGCAACGGACAAGAGACCTTCCAGGCTGACAACACGCACTACTACAAGCGGAACACTTATCAGGTCGAGTATTACTTCACAACGAAAAACGAACAGAACGAAGCCGCTATTGAGGACGCTCTCCTCAGTAACGGCTATTTATATGAGAAATCCGAGGACATCTACATCGAAGAAGAGGGTGTGTTCGTGATTTATTACTACATCTAAAACGAAAGGGGCTACTAATGGCTAACAAAGTAGAATTTGGAATTTCCCAGCTCCATGTCGGTACATACACAGTCGATGATCAGAACGCCGTAACTCTCGGCACGCCATATCATCAGAAGGGCGCTGTTTCGTTCTCTCCTGAGGAAAACTCGGAGCAGAATACATTCTACGCTGACAACATCGCGTACTGGAGCGGATATTCCGGCGGGTCCATCGAGGGCGACCTCGAAGTCGCGATGTTCGATGATGAGTTCAAGACTCAGTTCCTCGGATACGTGACACTGACGAACGGCGGGCTTGCGAACGTAAAGAACGCAACAAAGCCGAACGTCTACATCGCATTTCAGGTTGAGGGCGATGCAGAGGCGAGAAGGGTCATCCTCTATAACTGCACTCTTGGAGCAATCGCAAGAGAGTACAACACTATTGAGGAAAACAAGGAGCCGGCAACGGAGACTCTTGGTGTAACTTGCATCGGAGACAATTCGACAGGCGTTACAATGGCAGTTCTGAAGCCAGCGGACACGGGTTATGCGACTCTGTTCACTGCTCCAACTGCACCGGCTATCGCACCATAACAAAGCGGGGCGGGTTCGGCATGAGCCCGCTCCTTTTTCATAGGAGGTGAACCGTGGAAAAGATTATCAAAATAGGAAATCAAGAAGTCCGGCTCAGTAACAACGTGGCTTGGACTATGGAATATAGAGATCAGTTCGGGAGGGACATCGTTCCGGCAATTATGCCGATCATCACCTCATTCATGGAGGGCGCTTCGACGATCATAGCGGACTTAGACGGCGAGCTCACAGCGGAAGGCATCGCTGAGTCGCTCCGAGGCCGTGCGATGGACATTCTGCTCCCGATGTACCAGGTCGAGTTTGTGGACATCGTCCTCAATGTCACCTGGGCAATGGCAAAGGCAGCGGACGAGGAAATCGAACCGCCTAAGAAGTGGGTGAGACAGTTCGAAGAGTTCCCGCTCGATGTTATCGTGCCGGAAATATATGAGCTTGTAGTGAAGGGATTCGTCAGCTCAAAAAACTTGGAGAGGCTGAAGAAGGCGGGGACAACTCTGAAAAATCTTCAGCCGTTACTCTCGATGACATCATCCTCGCCGGACTCGAGCGAGGGCTAACGATGTCAGATATTCGTCGTATGCAGCTAGGTCAGGTCGTCGACTTCGTTATCGCATACAACGACAGACAGAAGGCAGCGGAGGAGGCTCAGAAACGAGCAGAGAGCCGCGAAACTAAACGCAAGGCATCACAGAACGATATAAACGCGTTCTTTGGCTAGAGGTCAAATAAATGGCGGGAAACATTAAAGGCATAACCATCGAGTTCAAAGGCGAGACTAGAGAACTCGACGAGGCGATAAGACGAATAAGGTCAAGCACGAAGGATGTCGACAAGGAGCTCAGGGCCGTCGATAAAGCGCTGAAATTCAATCCGACAAATGTGGACCTATGGAGACAAAAACAGGAGTTGCTACGTCAGAAGATCACGCAAACCAAGACCAATTTGAGCGAATTGAAGAACGCTCAGAAACAGCTTGACGCTGATGGAGTAGATAAGAACTCGGAAGAGTATAGGGCTCTGCAGCGCGAGATCATCACGACCGAGTCAAAGCTGAAACACTTTGAGGGCGAGCTCCGAAAGGTCGGAAACGTAAAGCTCAAGGCTTTATCGGAGCAGCTTAAGCAAGTCGGCAGCAAAATGACGGCCGTTGGCAAGACCATGACCACAAGAGTCACGGCTCCGATCGTCGCCGGTTATACGGTGGCGGCAAAGTACGCCTCAGATTATGAGGAGAATCTCAACAAGCTCGATGTAGCTTTCGGAGAAAATTCCAAATCTGTCAAGGATTGGGCGAACAATGCCCGGACGGCTTACGGTCTTTCGAAGGTTCAGGCAACAGAGGCGGCGTCTGCGTTCGGTGCGCTGGGCAAGGGCATCGGATTGTCACAGAAGGCGTCGGCGGATATGTCGACAACATTAGCGGGCCTCTCGGCTGATCTCGGTTCGTATTTCAATGTGGGCGTTGATGAATCGGCGAAGGCTCTCGAGGGAATCTTCACCGGTGAATCTGAGGCTCTCAAGAAGTTCGGTGTAGTCATGACCGACACGAACCTTAAACAGTTCGCAGCTGATCAGGGACTCGTGTGGAGCGAAATGAGTCAGACCGAGAAAACAATGCTGAGGTATCAGTTCGTTCTCGCAAAGACAAAAGACGCTCAGGGCGACTTCGCAAGGACCAGCGACGGAACCGCGAACAGCACAAAGATATTTCAGGCATCAATACAGGATCTCGGAACAGCTATCGGCACGAATCTGCTCCCGATCATCACTCCGATAATTCAGAAAATCACGGAGCTTGTGAATAAGTTCAACGAGCTGTCACCAACGGCTCAGAGAATCATCACGATCGTCGGCCTGATTGTTGCAGCGATCGGGCCGGCGCTCGTGATTATCGGAACGCTTATCTCGAGTATCGGAACGATTGCCGGCGCTCTTGGTATGGTATCGGCTCCAATGCTGGGAATCGTGGGAATCATCGCCGCGGTGATCGCTGCCGGAGTAGCGCTCTATAAGAATTGGGACAAGATCAAAGCGTTCGCGATCAAGCTCAAAAATGGGCTGATCAATACGTTCAACGGCTTGAAAAACGGCATTACCACAACGTTCAACAATATCAAGAACGCGATGATCAACCCGATACAGACCGCAATCAACAAGGTGAAGGCGATAGTCCAGAGGATTAAGAGCTTTTTTCCGATCAAGGTCGGAAACATTTTCGGGCACATCAAGCTCCCGCATTTCAAGCTGAGCGGTAAACTTTCAATTAATCCTCCGTCAATTCCTAAGATCAGCATAGATTGGTATAAAAGCGGAGGTATCTTTGACAGCCCGACGATAGCCGGTATCGGTGAAGCGGGCCCGGAGGCGGTCGTTCCGCTCGATAAGTTCTGGGACAAACTGGATAAGATGCAGGGTGGCGAGACGAATATCGTTATCAACATCAACGGTTCGAACAAAGATCCTAGAGAGATAGCAGAAGAGGTTCGACGGATGCTGATAAAAGAAGTTAACGGAAGGAGGCTCGCATGGCAGTAACAGGAGCAGTATTTAAGGCTCTATCGTTCGACGGAGAATCGTCAAGAAATTACGGCGTTTACATATCAGGCGAGGCTGTTTATAACGCTCCGGCGCGTGAAGTCGAAATGATCTCGATCCCCGGACGAAACGGACAGCTTGCGCTTGATAAGGGCCGTTTTGAAAACATCGAAGGCACTTATCGCGGCGGCATCTTTGGCGCTACAGAACAGGACTTTGCGGCGGCTGTTTCGGACTTTAGAAATATGCTCGTTTCGAAAAAAGGCTATTGCAGATTAACAGACGATTACAACAACGAAGAGTACAGGCTCGCCGTCTACAAGAGCGGGCTGGAAGTAACGCCGGCTATGTTGAAGGCTGGCGAGTTCGATATCGTCTTTGATTGTATGCCGCAGCGGTTCCTGACGGACGGCGAGAACCCGATCGAGGTCTCTTCCGGTGACGTTGTGACGAATCCGACGCTATTCGAGAGCAAACCGCTCCTCGAGGTGCTCGGATACGGAACCATCAACATCGGCGGGCAGAGCATCGAGATCGGGGACGTCGCGATTGGTGACATTGAAGTTACCGCCTCGCTCAGCGCATCCGCTCAAGACACGACAACGACAGTTGAAAAGCGAGCAAGAATACAA